CGCCATCATCGCAGGCATCGCATGGGGCGAGTTCTGCGCCTTCAACGATCGGCCGGCGAAATGACACCCGCGCGCGTGCATCCTCTCCCGGAGCGCGCGGCACCTATGGGCGCTGTCGTCCCCCAATCCCCGGCAGCGCCCACTTTTCCCGATTCCAGCCATAGCCGCTGAATACCAGCTTTAGACGGAGGCCGCAGTGTCCATGTCAGCATCGCCCCGGATTGGAACGTTAAGCACGTTCGGTAACCATGCGGCAACTATGAGCGCGTCTGATCATGCGCTGCTCGCTGCGATTACGCGCGCGCTGTTTGCTGATCCGTTCGCCTCTACTGTTGAAGTCTTTGGCTTGCGGCTTTCACGCTCGGCGGCACGGGCCATGGAGCGGCAACTACTGCGGCTTCGTGTGGCTGACCGGAAGGCAGCGTAATGGCCGCGACCGCAGCAAGCAGCGCGCAAGGACAGCGCAACCGCGACACGCTCGCCGAACTGGTGGCGGACGGCAAGGGCATCGCCGAAGCCGGGCGCGCCATGGGTATCAGCGAAACCACGGCGTTCAAGCATTGGACTGCGATCAAGGCCGGGCTGGGAGCGCAGGCGGTATGAAAGAGATGATCCGCACCGTCGAGCACATGCTCAACCTGCCCGAGGGTTGCATCGAAGGGCCAGGAAGGAGTGAGAAGTACGTCGGGCCGCGTGTACTGGTGGCGACGGTGCTGCGCGAGCATGGGTTGTCGCTACCTGACATCGGTCGGAGGCTGGGCGGGCGGCACCACACAAGCGCGATGTATCTGGTCGCGCAGTTTTGCTCGTACGCCGAGAAGTATCCCAAGCTCGCCGAGATCAAGGCGCTGTTCAATCCAGCCGAACCGCTGGTGCTTTCGGTGCGCCATGCCCGTGAACAGTGGGTGCGTGACCGCAACGCAGCGGTGATCAAGGACATCCGGCGCAACCAGCCTCCGATCCGCATAATGAAGCGCCACCGGCTTTCGATCACGGCTTATGAGCAGCTTGCGGCGCAGGTGCGGGCGGGGGTGATGGCGTGACTGCTGCACAACGCGCTGCGATCCGTTGGGCGGTCAAGATGCTTGACGCGCTGCTCGACCTGACCGGCTGCGTTGTCAGGCCGGAAAGCCGGGCGCATCTTGATGCTTTGCGGGAGATGGTCAAGTGATCACCCTCCGCCCCTACCAAAAATCCCTGATCGACGGCGGCCGCGAAGCCTACCGCCAGGGCAAGCGCGCGGTGCTGTTCTGCCTGCCGACCGGCGGCGGAAAGACAGTAACCGCCTCGACCATCGTCCATGGCGCGGCGCAGAAGCGCAATGTCGTCTGGTGGCTCTGTCATCGCCGGGAGCTTGTCGCCCAAGCCTCCGCCACATTCTACGCGATGGGCATCCCGCACGGCGTGGTGAAGGGAGGCCATGCGACCGATCCCCAAGCGCTGGTGCAGGTCGGGTCAATTCAGACCGTGGCCAACCGGATGCACCAGCTTCCCGAGCCTGCGCTGATCGTATTCGATGAATGTCACCACATCGGCGCCACGTCGTGGTCCGCGATTTTTCACGCATTTCCTCGCGCCAAAGTCCTTGGCCTGACCGCGACACCGTGGCGCCTTGATGGGCAGGGGCTGGGCAACTGGTTTGAACACATGGTGACGGGGCCGACCGTGGCCGAACTGATCGCAGCGGGCTCGCTCTCGCCCTATCGCCTGTTTGCGCCTGCGATGCCCGATCTGACCGGCGTCGGCACGGCTGCGGGCGACTTCAAGCGCGATGCCCTGTCCGCTGCGATGGACAAGCCGCAGATCGTCGGTGACGCGATTGCGCATTACAACCGCCTCTGCCCCGGCAAGCGCGCGGTGGCTTTTGCGGCGGGCGTGGATAATTCCAAGCGCATTGCGGCGCAGTTTCTTGCCGCTGGCATTCCCGCCGAACATGTGGACGGCACGATGTCTCCCGAAGCGCGTGACGCGGCGGTCGAGCGGTTCAAGGCTGGGCAGACGCTGGTGCTGTCGAATGCGGACCTGTTCGGCGAGGGCTTTGACGTGCCGGCGATCGAGGCGGCGATTCTGCTGCGGCCGACCAAGAGCTTGTCGCTGCACCTGCAACAGGTCGGGCGCGCACTGCGTCCGCTGCCGGGCAAGGCCGAAGCGATCATCCTGGATCACGCTGGCAACAGCCTGCGGCACGGCCTGCCCGATGACGATCGCGAATGGTCGTTGGAGGACCGGGAGCGGCGCGCGAAGGGTGAGGCCTCCGAGGTCAAGGTGCGCCAGTGCAAGGAATGCTTCTACGTCTACCCGCCTGCCCGGTGCTGCCCGAATTGCGGGCATGTGCCGCCTGTGCAGGCGCGCGAGCTGGTGGTGGTCGAAGGGTCGCTGGCGGAGGTGACCCGGGCCACCGCGCGGGCAGAGGTGAAGGCGATCACGGTTCACACTTCGCCGCGCGATATTCAGACGCTGGAGGGCCTGCGGACATTGGCACGGCTGCGCGGGTACAAGCGGGGCTGGGCAACGCATGTCTGGAACGAGCGGCAGGCGAAGGAGCGCGCCGCATGACCCACCGCGACCTCGTGGCCTCCGTGCTGCTCTCCCTTGCCCCCCACGGCCTCGCCTGGGCCAATAACACCGGCGCGTTGAAAGACAGCACCGGGCGCCTGGTGCGCTATGGCCTCGTCGGCTCCCCTGACATCCTCGCCTGCATCAAGGGCCGGATGATCGGGGTCGAGTGCAAGGTGGGCCGCGATTGGCAAAAGCCGCCGCAGAAGAAATTCGCCGCCGCGCTGGCGCAGGCAGATGGCATCTACATTTTTGCCCGCTCTGTGGAGGATGTGACGGCTCGCCTTCTGAAGGAGGGCCTGATCGATGAATAGCCCTTGGGACTTCGACACCGTGCATCAAATCCGATACGCGATGGCGCTGGCCAACATGGCGGGCGATGATCCTATTCAAACGGTCGGGGTCGAGTGCGCGAATTACGCCGCAGCCTATGATTATGCGCTGTCGAAGGATTGCCCGGCAAAGACCTGGTGGCACTTGACCTACGATCACCCGGCGATTGCGCGCGCGCTGCGCATTGATCGAATGGAAAGCGTGGCAGGCTATGCGCTGCGCCCGTTTCGCTACATCAAGCGCGGCGAGCGGCACCTGATCCTTGCCGCGTGGCCGTGCCCGCATGAGTTGGGCAAGATCGATATGGATTGGCTGGGCATCGAAACCGTTCTTGCATGGGAACCCGTGACCGGAAAAGTGACGAACCTCACAGACGACCGCCCGCAACTGTTCGGTGCCGTCACTTCCGAGGATGCCACCGTCTATGGCGAACCCCGCGCGTTCTTCACCGCATGGGCTCGCAAGCGCGCGTGGTTCGCGTCCGCCTATCAGCAAGCCATGACATCGACTTGGTCCGCCCGCCCGCGCGAAATCGACCAGCTGCCGGGGGGCCTTGCGATCGGCGACATTGATGCGATTCACTGGCCGACGCCGACGCTGCCGGAGAGGTTCACGACTGTTGGCATCGATCCCAAGGCTCTCAATCGCGCCATCCTCAAATCCGCCCGCTTGCCATTCTGCACAGGCACAAACGCCGCTCATGGCACCGATATTGCGAGGGCGGCATGATGTCCGAAGTTGTTGACCTGCAAGCATGGCGAGGGCGCCTGCAATCGTCCAAGCAGGGCTATAAGAAGACCATGACCAATCTCATGATGTTCCTCGAGAACGTCCGCGAGCTTGGCCCCAACCTGCGCTGGAACGAGCTGGCGCAGCGTCCCGAGTGGTTCGGCAAGCCGTTGACCGACGCGGACCTGATTGATGTTCGTTTGCACCTTGAGCGCAACGGCTTTGAGCCTACCACCTCCGATGTTTACCCCGCCGTCATTCGTCACGCGCGGCAGAACGCTTTTCACCCGGTGCGGGATTACCTCACCAGTTTGACATGGGACGGCACCAAGCGGCTCGACCATTGGCTACAAGCTTGCCTTGGCGCGCCTGACACTGCCTTTGTCCGCGCTGTGGGCCGCAAGACGCTTATTGCCGCTGTTGCGCGTGCGTTTCAGCCTGGGTGCAAGGTCGATACTGTGCTGGTCCTTGAAGGGCCGCAGGGCATCCGCAAGTCAACCGCGATTGCCACACTCTTTGGCCCCGAGGTCACAGCGGAATCGGTCAACCTGTTCGACCAGCACAACAAGATGGTCATGTCCATGATGGGCGCGTGGTGTGTCGAGCTTGCCGAGTTCATCGCCATCCAGCGCAAGGACCAGAACACGGTCAAGGGCATGCTCTCGATGCGCGCCGATACCGTGGTGCTGCCCTATGCCAAGATGGCCAGCACGCACCCACGCCAGTGCATTTTCTTCGGCACGATCAATCCCGGCGAGAGCGGTTATCTGACCGATGCGACCGGCAACCGGCGCTATTGGCCCGTCGCTGTCACAGCTGCGAACATTGACCTGATCCAGACGCGGCGTGACCAGATCTGGGCAGAGGCGCGGCAAGAGTTTGACGCTGGCGAGCAATGGTGGCTGACAGACGAGGAAGAGAAGCTTGCCATCACGCAGGTGGCCGAGCGCGAGGAATACGACATCTGGGAGGAAATCCTTGCCGACAAGCTGGCTGGTTTCCAGACCTGCACCACCTCTGCCGTGCTGCAAGAGCTTGGCATTCCGCACGAGCGTAAGGACCGACGGGCAGAACTCAGGGTGGCGAAGTGCCTGCGGAAGCTGGGGTTTGTCCTACGCACCCCCAAGGACGAGAACCGGCGCACCTATCGGCGATGGGAGCGCGTAAGCGAATGAAACGCAACACTTTTCCAACCGTCCACGCAAATGTCTACGCTAGTGTCCACGCTAGTGCGATTGTCCACGCTTCTTTTCTGCGCGGCTGTTCCGGCGTGTCCATGCAACCCGCCTTGTCCACGTTCGCCGAAGTGCCTTCCGTGGACACAAACGTGGACACAAAAAAGCCCGGAAATGCTGGCCCTTTCCACTCTGTCCACTCTTTCTACTCTTATTCTAAAGGAAAAGTAGAAAGGAGGAAAAAAGAGAGCTGTGGGAGGAATACGCGCGCGCGAGGGGAAGCGTGGTCAGCTTTGGGCCACTCCCCCGCCAACGATCACCACGACACCCTGGCCGACAGTGACGGAGATGATGGAGCATGACACAGACACGAGGCAGACCCGCCAAGCAGCGCCATCGCATCCTACAGCGCGCCCAGGACATGCGGGCAACCGATGGCAGGGTGAACAAGTCACGCATTGCCAGGGAGCTGCATATCCCGCTACGGACGGTGTTTCGCGCGTTGCCGAGGTTGTCGATTTAATTTCGTGGGCCTATTTATGTCATATGCACAGGGCTTCGCAATGCGTGTAGATGGCTTGGCGCATGGCAACGCGCAAGAACCTCTCACACGATCAGCGGACGCGGGAGAAAATCCGCACCAGTCAGCTTGTCAACCGTTTGGAAAAAAGCGCTTTTGGTGAAGTGGAATTAACCACGGGCCAAATCAAGTCAATTGAAATACTGCTCAAAAAGGCGCTGCCCGACCTTTCGGCCATCACACTTAGCGGTACTGGCGACGATGGCGCATTAGCGGTTCAGCAAATCACTCGCCGCGTGATCGACAGCGCGCATGACTGAACTGGTCATCGAAACCCCGCGTTGGCTTTTGCCGATGATGAAGCCATCGCGCTACAAGGGCGTATATGGTGGCCGTGGTTCGGGTAAGTCGCACGCATTTGCTGAGATGCTTCTCGAAAAGTGCATCATGGAACGCACACACGCGGTGTGCTTGCGCGAAATTCAAAAGTCATTGGCTCAATCGGTAAAGAAGCTCTTGGAGCTTAAGATTGAAGCGATGGGCATCGGGCAATTGTTTGAGGTCCAGCTTAATCAGATCAAGTGCCCGCATGGTGGATTGATTATTTTTCAAGGCCTTCAAAACCACACAGCCGACAGCATCAAGTCGCTTGAAGGTTATGACATTGCATGGGTCGAGGAAGCGCAGTCGCTATCGCAGCGCAGCCTTGACTTGCTCCGACCGACAATCCGTAAGCCCGGCAGCGAACTGTGGTTTACATGGAACCCGTCGCAATCCACCGATCCGGTAGACGCGCTGTTACGCGGCGAGAGCCCGCCGCCTGACGCCATCGTTGTTCAGGCCAACTACCGCGACAACCCATGGCTCCCTGACGTTCTCAAGGGCGAACTGGAATACGATCGCAGCCGCGACCCGGACAAGTTCGCGCACATTTGGCTTGGCGAGTACCAGCGCAACAGCGAGGCCCGCGTGTTTCGCAACTGGCGTGTGGAAGATTTTGAGACACCCGCGGGCGTCACGTTCCGCATGGGCGCGGACTTCGGCTTCAGCATCGATCCTAGCGTGCTGGTGCGGTGCTACATCGACGGGCACAACCTCTACATTGATCACGAGGCTTGGCAGGTCGGTTGCGAGATCAACAATCTGCCCGCGCTGTTCATGAGCGTGCCGGAATCGGAACGCTGGCCCTTGACTGCCGACAGCGCCCGGCCTGAGACGATCAGCTATCTGCGCAATCATGGCTTCCCCAAGATCCTCGCCGCCGTCAAAGGCGCGCGGTCAGTCGAGGAGGGTGTTGAGTTTCTGAAGTCGTTCGACATCATCGTGCACCCGCGCTGCCAGCATGTGATTGACGAGTTGACGCTGTACAGCTTCGAGGTTGATCCGCTTACGGAGCAGGTCCTGCCCAAGCTGGCCGACAAGAACAATCACTGCATCGACGCGCTCCGGTACGCCTGCGAGGGCGCCCGCCGTGCCATGGCAACCAAGGTGGTGCGCAAGGTTCGTCCGCCGCTGCAAGTGCGGAGCTGGGCCGCATGATGCACCTTGACCGCACCGCATTTGTGATCGGCAACAGCCCTGGCCTGGCGCTGGCGCTGTCTGTGGACGGTGCGCGTGTTGGCTCGGCTGAATTGATGCTGCCTGCCGATGATGACGCGGTAAACGCCGCAATCGACACGCTGGTGTCTCAGGCATCGCGCCACGGTGTCCAGATACGCGGCAACAAACGGCAGGCGCTGTTTCATCAGATCGAGATGGGAGCGGTGGCATGAAGCCGCATACAGTCACCAAGACACCGGAGGGTAGCGGCGTGCGGGTCCGGGTTGCGCTTGATGATCCGTGCAAGGCGTCAACAGGCGCGGTCACTGCGCTTGAATTGGTCATGCCTGCCGAGTGGACGACGGACGAAGCTTGGCCGGTCACGTTTCAGATGATCCGACATCAATTTGGCGACCGCGATGTCTACAAGGGGTCACCGGCATGAGCGCGCTTCAAAAGGTTGCCCACATGACGCCCGGCATCCGTCACCACGGCCATGCAAGCCTCAAGGTGGGCGTTGCCAAGGCGCTGCCGATTCACATGCGCAAGCAGGTGATGGAAGTGTCGAGCGTCCGCACTGAGCCCGAGTATCGCGGGCAAGGCTGGGCAACGGAACTGCTTTTCAGCACCTGCACTGATGCGGACATCGCGGGCAAATTTCTCATGGTTCACGTTGAACCGGACGCGGACAGTCCGCTCGACCGCAACCGCCTTGCCGAGTTTTACAGCCGCTTCGGCTTTGCGCCCATTCAAGCCGACCCGCTGTTGATGGTGCGCCCCTGCATTGGAAGGCCTTGCAAGTGACCGACGCCGAAATCATCGCCGAAGCCCGCGAACGCCTCGAGCTTTGCATCAACGCAGACGACGGCGACCGCTCGCTTGCCTTGGAGGACCTGAAGTTCAAGAAGGGCGACCAGTGGGATGAGCAGTCAGTGCGCCAGCGCGAACTGGACAGCCGCCCGTGCCTCACGATCAACAACATCCCGGCAATCATCCACCAGGTTGTCAACGATGTGCGCCAAAACGAGCAGTCCATCCATGTGCATCCGGTTGGCGACGGGGCGGATGAAGAGGTTGCGGAGGTCATTGAAGGGCTGATCCGGCACATCGAGTACGATAGCTGCGCGGACACGGCATACGACACGGCGCTGGATAGCGCGGCGAGCATCGGCTTCGGGTTTTTCAGGCTGGTGACGGAGTATTGCAACGAGACCTCGTTTGAGCAGGAGATGAAGATCAAGCGGGTGCGCAACCCGTTCACGATCTACCTTGACCCGTCGAGCCAGGAACCGGATGGCAGCGATGCGGAGTTTGGTTTTGTCACGTCCAAAGAGCCCAAAAAGGAATTCGAACGGCTGTATCCGAACAAAGACCCGTCATACGATTACATTGCCAAGGGCACTGGCGACGATGAAAATTGGCTGGGCGAGGATTTTGTCCGCATCTGCGAGTATTATCGCTTTGAGTACGAAACCGCTACGCTGGTTGAGTTTTCGGACGGTTTGGGCCGCGTCAAAGGCAAGTTCACGGTGCAGGACATCCCGCCCGGCGTAGCGCCTACGGGCCGCACCCGGCAAACCACGCTGCGCAAGGTTATGTGGTACAAACTGACCGCGCGCGAAGTGCTGGAAAAGGCTGAGGTGCCGTTCAAGTGGATTCCGCTGTTCCCGGTCTACGGCGACGAGATTGACCTTGACGGCAAGGTCACGCGGTTTGGCATCATTCGAAACGCCAAAGACCCGAAGAAGATGGAAAACTACTGGATGACGGCGGCGACTGAGGAGATCGCGCTTCGCACCAAGGTTCCGTACATCGGCGCAATGGGCCAGTTCGAAGGCGTTGAAGACGATTGGCAGTCGGCCAACGTCAAGTCGTTCAGCTATCTGGAATATAACCCGGTCACGATCGACGGCACACAGGCACCGCCGCCGCAAAGGCAACCCCCGGCGGACGTGCCAAGCGGGTTTATCGCCATGGCGGGGATGATGCGGGACAGCGTGAAGGCCGTCACGGGCATTTACGACGCCTCGCTGGGCAACAGGTCCAACGAAACCAGCGGCATTGCGATCCGCGCGCGGCAGCACCAGGGCGACGTTGGGAACTACCATTTCAGCGGCAACCTTGCGCGCACGATCCGCCACCTTGGCCGCGTCATCATCAGCGGCATCCCGTATGTGTACGATACGCAGCGGGTTTTGCGGGCGATGGGCAAAGACGGGCAGGCGTCTCAGGTCGAGGTCAACAAGCCCGAAGAAGGCATGGACGAATACGGCAACGCGGTGCGGCGCGTGCTGAATGACCTGACCATTGGCGAGTACGGCGTGGTGGTGTCATCCGGGCCTGCCTACAACACGCTCAAGCAGGAAGCTGCCGAAAGCATGGTCCAGATGTCGCAGTCTTGGCCGAAACTCATGGAAGTGGCGGGCGACAAGGTTGTGCGCGCGATGGATTGGCCGGGCGCCGATGACATTGCCGACCGGATTGCCAAGACGTTGCCGGCGGGCTTGGTTGATGATGACAAAAAGCAAAAGGATGCACCGCCGATGGTGCAGACGCCGAACGGTCCTATTCCGCTTGATCAGGCGGGCCAGATGATCGGGCAGATGGACGACGCCTTGTCGCGGATGAACGACGAACTCGAAAAGCACGAGGCAGGCATTCGCAAAGCGGAGATCGCAGCGGCGGCCTCCATTGAGGTTGCGAGAATTAACGCTGAAGCCAAGGGCGACAACGCCGAACTGAGCGCGTTTGCCAAGCTGCTCATGATGCGCGCCCAGCCTGAGATTGACCACAGCGCCGCCGTACAGGCCGCAGCGGACCCGATGCACCCTAATGCGCCCGCACCTATCGCACAGGGCATGGAACAGGCCCCAGCGGACGCGCAGGCGATGGAGCAGCAGCAAGCGATGCAACCGGACCCCGCGCCCGCCCCTGAAGGAGCCGAAGCATGAGCGAAGAACTGACGATTGACGCCGCGCCGGTTGAGACGCCCGCAATCCCGCGTGATGAGCAGGGCCGCTTTGCCGAAGCACCGCAGGCCGAAACCGAAGCCGCAGAACCGGAAGCGGAAAGCGAAGAAACCGGACAGCCTGATAACTTGCAAGAACACAAGCCGCGTGGTAAGACGGCGCAGGATCGCATCAACGATCTTACTCGTGCGCGTCGGGAAGCCGAACGCGAACGCGATTTTTACAAAGGGCTCGTCACCCAACCGACGCCAGCTTCGCCCGTCGAGGGCGCGCCAAAGCCAACAGCCGACAGCTTTGATACCTATGATGAGTATGTTGAGGCTCTGACCGATTGGAAAGTCGAGCAGACGATCAGCAAGCAGTCATCGGCTAAAGCGCAGCAGACGACCGAAATGGTAAGAGCCGCGTCATGGGATGCAAAGCTGGCAGAGGCGGTGTCAACAATTCCCGACTTCGCAGAGGTGGTCGGTTCGTCCGAGATACGGCTCGCAAAGCACGTTGAGGACGCCATGGTTGACAGCGATCTAGGCGGCCATTTGGCTTATCACTTCGCGCAACATCCCGAGCTTGTCGAGCGGCTGAACACACTCAGCCCGGTCAAGGCAGCTTTGGAGATGGGGCGGCTTGAAGTGGCACTATCGACGCCCGTTGCCAAACCGACGACCAAGGCACCGGCCCCAGTGAGCCCGATCCGCACGGCACCGGCACGGCAATCGGATTTGGCGAATGTTTCGATGGATGATTACATCGCACTTCGCCGCAAACAAGGGGCTGCGTTCTAAGGTCATCACGAAATTGCCCACGCTGTGAAGCGTCGGCTTTCCCATAGATGGACTTTTTACCATGTCGAACACGCTCGTTACTTGCTCGATCATTGCCAAGGAGGCGCTCGCCGTCTTGGAAAACCAGCTCCAGTTTGCTTCGGTCGTCAACCGCGATTGGGACCAGGAGTTCACCTCCAATCAGTCGCGCGGTTATTCGCCGGGCGCCACGATCAACATCAAGCGCCCGCCCCGGTACAACTACCGCGCTGGTCGCGTTGCTGTGCCGCAGGCGACCGTTGAAACGACTGTCCCGCTTACCCTGTCGCAGGGCGGTACGGACCTGAACTTCACCGGGCAGGAGCGCACCCTCTCGATCCAGCAGATGAGCCAAAAGCTTCAGGCTGCGATGGCGGCCGTGGCGAACGAGATCGATCGTCAGGGCCTTGATATGGCCCGTCTCAACACCTTCAACACCATCGGCACCCCCGGCACGCTGCCTAACACGCAGGCCCTTGCTATCGCTGCAATGACCGGCGTCAATCAGCGTCTGGACGAAATGGGCGCTCCGGTGAAGGACGGCGGGCGCTCGCTGATCATGAACCCGGCGTTCAACGCTTCCATGGTTCAGGGCATGGCCGGTCTGTTCAACAACACCGACAAGGTGGGCAAGCAGTTCTCGACCGGGCGTTTGCAGAACAGCTTCGGCCTTGACGTTGGTATGGATCAGAACGTTGCGATCCACACCAACGGCACGGCTGTGGTTGCCACCAACACCGTCAACGGCGCGGGCCAGACGGGTTCGACGATCACCGTCAACTCACTCAACGGCACGATCACGCGCGGCACCAAGATTACGTTTGCGGGCGTGAACGCGGTCAACCCGCAGTCGCGCGCTTCGACCGGCACCCTGGCGCAGTTCGTGGTGACGGCGGATGCGGCAAGCGGCGCAACTTCGATCTCGATCAGCCCGGCGCTTACCCCGACCGGCGCGTTCCAGAACGTGACCGCCTCGCCTGCCAACTCGGCCACCATCACAATCTTCGGCACCGCGTCGGGTTCGTATAACACCAACGTCGGCTTCCACCGCGATGCCTACACGCTGGCGATGGTCCCGATGTACGCGCCGCCTTCGGGCCGGGGTGTAATCGACGTGGCGCAGGAATCCTACAAGGGCATGAACTTGAAGGTGACCGAGTTCTACGACGGCGTGAATGACAACTACATCATGCGTCTGGACGTGCTGTTCGGGTGGGCTGCGACCTATCCTGAACTGGCGTGCATCTACGCAACCTGACGCGGCGACGGGCGGGCTTCGGCTCGCCCTCGTTGTTTGCTCATTCAAGGATTTTTCGAAATGGCTGTTTCTCTCATTCGTTCGTATCAGGGCTACGCTGCAAGCACGGTCCAAGTTTTTGATAGCGTCACTGAAGCCGCGCTGATTGCGCAGGGCATCGCCACGGCTGCAACGGGTTATCCGGTGCAGACCAACACTCTCCTGCTCGACAGCCCGATCATGTCGATTACGCAGGGCGGCAACGTGACCTATCAGCCTTCGGGCGCTGGCGTTGCTGTTCCGACCACGCCGCAGGGTCCGCGCATTCTGCCCAACACCAATATTCAGGCGTTTGCTTCGGCGGGCACCAACACCACGATGGTTGCGGGCACACTGTACCGTTCGGAGATTTTCGTTCCGTTCCTCGCAACGTGGACGGGCATCGGCATTCTGAACGGCACCACGGCGGGCACTGATAACGGGCTTGTTGCGCTGTATGACAGCAACGGCGTGCTGATTACCAACTCGGCTGTGGCAGGTGCGCTTTCGACGGGTGCCAACGCGTTCCAGAACCGCGCATTTCTGAACACCGTGACCCTGACGCCGGGCCGGTATTTCATCGCCTATCAGCAGAACGGCACCACCGCCACGATCCGCACCCATGCGGCGGCGAACGGCGGCAACCAGATGACCAGCAGCGCAACCGGCACGTTCGGCACGGTTCCCGCCAGCTTCACCGCTCCGACCACGTTCACTGCGGACGTAGGCCCGATTGGTTGGCTGTATCAGTGAGTAGGCTAGGGGTGGCTTCAGGGCCGCCCCGACACCCTTGGAGGGCGGTATGTTCCAAGAATATCCCAAATGGCTCTACGACGGTATGGAAGGCATTCTGATCGCGGATGCCGAGGAAGAAGCCGCGCTGGGCGAAGGCTATAGCCCGTTCCCTGTTGAGCCTGTGGAAGCGGCAGAAGCGCCGCGCCGGGGCCGCCCGCGCAAGGTAGTGGAAGCATGAACAAGCGCATTTTCCTTGCGTTTTTTGGGCTGCTTGCCACCAGCGCGGCGGCGCAAACGGTGCCATCCTACACGTATCCCTCGGCAGGGACGCCGCCCGTTGTCCCGCTTCAATGCAACGACAGCTATACAAGCTGTTTGCCGCTCACTTCAACCAACCCGACACCGACCGGCGGCAACGTCGCCAGCGGTGCAACCGATAGCGGCAATCCGGTGAAGATCGGCGGGCGATACAACGCAACACTGCCGACCCTGGCCGACGGCCAGCGGGGGGATCTGCAGCTTGATCCACGCGGCGGAGCCATGTTTGTCTTGAAGGGCTTTAACTCTTCATCCGGCCTTTCATCGATTGCGGCTGCCGACGGTTCCAGCGCTTTGACCAGCCTGCCGATGGTCACGTACGGATTGTTGTTCAACGGCGCGACCTACGACCGCATGCGCGGCGATGCCAATGGCATGGTCGTTCAGCCGGGCCTTTCCAGCACGTTCTGGTCCTACACCAGCGGCGCCTCGCCAATCCTTTCGAACACCACGACAGCGGTGACGATCAAGGCCGCAGCGGGTGCATCGGTACGCAACTACATTGATAGCTGCCAGATCACGACGACTGCGTTCACCACAAGCGTGCCCTTGGCGCTTCGGGATGGCGCGGGCGGCACTGTCATCTGGGCGCTAACTGTCCCGACAACCGGGTTCTTGCAGCCCGTGATTGTTACGTTCAGCCCGCCGCTTCGAGGCACGGCTAACACGCTGTGGGAGATCGTCACCACCACGGCGAACACCGTTGGCACCGTCACGGCCAACTGCTCCGGGCACACGGGCGCCTAATGCCCAGCCCCGTAACCGTCCTGACCATCGTCACCACCGCCATGCGCAAGATCAATGCGCTGGCGGTAGGAGAAACCCCTACGGCTGCGGAATTGCAGGACGGCATTCAAGCGCTCAACGATGTGCTTGAGACGTGGAATATTGAGAACCTGTCAATCTACGGCTCGACCCCGACCACTTATGCGACGATCGCGGGCCAGAACATTTACACGATGGGGCCGGGCGGGAACTGGGATGGCATCCGCCCAACCGCGATTCACGCGGCCTATTGCAGCGTTAATGGCGTTGATTTTCCGGTAGGCGAATGGACGCTTGAGGAGTGGATGGGGCAACCGCTCAAGACGGTGCAGCAGCAAATCACCGAACGCTACGTGTACGTCAATGACGCGCCGCTTGGCCGGATCATCCTGTGGCCGACCCCGCTCTATGCGACCACGTTCACGGTGAATTACAACCAGCAGCTTACTCAGGTGACGGGCGGCACGGATGTTCTGAACCTTGCACCAGGCTATGCCCGCGCGCTGCAATACGCGGTCGCGGTCGAGCTGCAAGCGGAATACGGCGGCCCGGATGTGTCGGCCTATGCGCGGGCGACCAAGGCGACGATCAAGCGCGCCAACCGCAACACGCCTGTATCGGGCTATGACAGCCTGCTTGTCGGGGGTGGTCGGGTGGTCCCGGCTCGTGGGTACTGATGACCGCCTTCCCCTTCCTCGGCGGCTCGTTCAACGGGCGCTCGCCATCGTTTGACGCACAGCGGACGTTCAACCTGTACCCCGAGATGGGGGAAAGCGGTTCATCGCGTTCGCCTGTTGCGCTGATCGGCACGCCGGGCCTTGCGCTGTGGACCACGCTGACGGGCGGCGGCATTCGCGGGATGCTGCGGTTCGATGCGTCAACGTCGATCATCGTTGCCGGAAGCAGCGTGTGGAAGGTGACCAGCGGCAAAACCGCAACGTTGCTGGGCACAATCCTGAACACCACGCCAACGGTTTCAATGGCGTCAAACGGCTCGCTGGTCATGCTCGTAATGGGCAATTTGAGCGGTTATTTCATTGACCCCGCAGCGGGCACCGTGACGCTGATTACGGACCCCGACTTTCTTGGCGGCGTGCGCGTTGACTATATCGACGGCTATTTTATCTGGTCGGTGCCGGGGACAGGCAAATTTCAGATCACGCAGCTTTATGGGGCAGCCATTGACGGGCTTGATTTTGCGTCGGCTGAAGGCTCGCCTGATGACATAGTTTCGCTCTTGGTCAATCACCGTGAAATTTGGCTTTTTGGCGAAAACTCGACCGAAGTTTGGTACAACAGCGGGGGCGGCGACTTCCCGTTGCAGCGCATTCAGGGCGCGTTTATCGAAAGCGGCTGCGCTGCACCTTATAGCGTTGCCAAAATGGACAATACCGTGTTTTGGCTGTCTACGGACGACCGGGGCTTTGGCATTGTGCAGCGGGCGGCGGGTTACACGCCGCAACGGGTGTCGAACCATGCATTTGAGGTCGCTGTGGGCTCGTACAGCAGGATCTCGGACGCGGTGGCCTACACTTACCAGCAAGAGGGCCATAGCTTCTATGTGGTCACGTTCCCGACCGCAGGGGCCACATGGTGTTTTGATGCATCCAACGGGCTTTGGCACGAACGGGGCTATCGCAAGGCCGATGGCACGCTGACCCGGCACCGTTCCAACTGCCAGATGAACTTTGCGGGCGAAACGCTGGTGGGGGATTGGGAAAACGGCAACGTTTACGCGCTTGATCTCGACACTTTCACCGACAACGGGGACGCAATCGAGCGGTTCCGCATTTGCCCGCACATCACCAATGACGGCAAATATTCGTTCTATCAGGCGCTTGAACTGTTCATGCAAACCGGCGTCGGGCTTCAAACCGGCCAAGGCGTTGATCCCCAAGCGATGCTGCAATGGTCGGATGACGGCGGTTATGTATGGTCCAGTGAGCAATGGGCCGACATTGGCGCGATCGGTGAGTACGAGACCCGCGTAAGATGGCGCCGCTTGGGCAAGTCAAGGGACCGGCTGTTCAAGGTGACGATCAGCGATCCGATCAGGGTAGTGTTTACCGGGGCATCGCTTGAAATGATCGGGGGCAAGGCATGACTGCGATATTCATCGCGCCGCGCGTGCCAATGGTAGACCCGGCGACGGGTATTCCCACGCCGATTTGGTATCGGGCGCTGACGGATTTGTTCCGCACATATGGCGACGGCGGCGTTTCGGATGATCAAGCGTTCCTCTTGTATCCGAACAGCGAAAGTGATAGTCTGACTGCACTGCTCAATCAGGGAGGAGGTGATCTCTTACCTGTTGCGGGTGTGGCAGTGCCCGCCGATGACAATCTTTCGCCCGTGTCTGTTCAGACCGTGAGCGCCCCTGACGATCTAGCCCCTCTCCCTGATTATCTCGGGATGATCGCTAGTCTCCAAGCTCAAATTGATGACTTGCGGAAGGGCACGTTCTCGTGACTGTAGTTGCAAAAGCACTGGTTGACCCGCTTCAGCTTACGACTTCCGACGTGACGCAATACACGGCAGCGGGCAGCACGCGGGCCATCATTGACAAGATGACGGTGACTAACACGACCGGCGCGGCGGCGACTGTGACCGTGAACCTGGTCAAGGCTGCGGGCGCGGTGTCGGCTTCGAATACGATCATCAGCGCGCAATCGGTGGCGGCGGGAACGTCCTATGTCTGCCCCGAGGTGGTTGGGCATATCCTGAACCCCGGCGACTTCATTTCGGCCAAAGCTGGCACGGCGACCGCGCTGACGTTTCGCGTTTCCGGGCGCGAGGTAAGCTGATGCTGCCTGACATTGCTTCCCCTTCCCTTCCGGCCATTGACCGGGTGCGCGCGATGGAAGCGGCGCTTTGGGCTGCGCCTGAACATCACATTGAGATTATCCCGGTGCATCGCTTTGCACACGGGCTTTACGTGCGTGAGGTGTCGCTACCTGCGGGGTGCATTGCGGTGGGGCATATGCACGCGCAAGAGCATGTGACGATCATCTCCAAGGGCCGGTTGCAGATCGTGACGGAGGACGGCGTTAGTGAGGTCACTGCCCCCGCAACGTTTGTTGTGCCTGCTGGCCGCAAGAACTGCGTGCATGTCCTTGAGGACGCGGTGTGGACGACGATCCATGCGTGCGAGGCCAAGACGGCGGATGATGCTGAGGCGCTGTTGATCCTGCCCGACGAGGAGGCTGTGAAATGGCTTTCGTAGCTATTGCCGCTGGGGTTGGTGCTATTGGCAGCATCATTGGGGGTAGTCAGGCGGCGGGCGCGCAAAAGGACGCTGCGGCACAGCAGGCGCAACTTGGCCGCGAGCAGATTGCCGAGAACCGCCGCCAGTACGATCAGAGCCGCGCCGATCTCGCGCCGTATCGTGACGCGGGTTATACGTCACTGAAGGACTTGGTTGCGGGCACACGTCCCGGCGGGCAGTTTGACAAGGTTTTCACCAACGCCGATTTTGTCAAAGACCCTGGCTATCAATTCCGCATGGATGAAGGCGCGCGGGGGGTCGAGGCTTCAGCGGCGGCGCGCGGCGGTGCTTTGTCGGGCGGTGCGTTGAAGGCGCTGGCACGGTATCAGCAGGGCTATGCGTCCAACGAGTTTGGCGCGGCCTATGATCGGTTCAACAGCAACCTGACGGGCCGCTACAACCGCTTGGCTGGATTGGCCGGCACGGGGCAGACTGCGACGAATAGCGGCATTGCAGCGGGTCAGGCGATGCAGACCGCCAATGCCAACGCGCGGGGGCAGATCAGTGACGCTATCGGTTCGGCGGGCAATGCAACGGCGTCAATGTATGCGGGTATCGGTAACACCATCGGGCAGACGGCTAACAATCTGGGCAACTATTTTGCAAACCGGGGCAGCACGTATTCACGCCTTACCCCTAGCGCCTCACAGACGATCAATGACCCCGCCAACTCGGGGATTTTCTAATGGCTGAACTTGACAGCAACATCGTCCTGAAGGCGTTTGCAACCCCGCAACTCGACATTGTGGGTACAATGCGCGATGCCGAGGATCGTAGGCGGCAGGACGCGGCCTATGCCCAGCAGCAGCAGGCACAGGCTCTAGCTCAACAGAATGCAGCGGCAAGACGCGGTATCGTGCAGCTTGCTGGCACTGATTTGGAGGCCGCGCGCAAACGGGCATTTGAGCTAGGCGACCCCGAGGCCGTAAGCCAAGTCGGCAAGTTCGAAACCGATAACCATGCCCGTGCGGCTGAAATTGCACGCGGCACCGCGCCTGCTTTGCTGTCACTTAGAAGCGTGCCGCCTGAAGGTGTGGATCAGGCATTAAGCCAGATTGCGCCGCTTCTCGGGCAGTACGGTTTTAACGCGGACCACATCGAACAAATTCGGGAAAAGTTGAAAGACCCTGCACAGCGCGATGGGTTCTTCAATCAGGTTCAAGTCGGCGCGCAAAATTATGCGGAATACGCGAAAGCCCATGAGGCCTACACGCTGAACGATGGCGCGCGGCGCTTTGACGGCGATAACAATCTGGTGGCCGAAGGTGGTGTAAAGCCCAGCGTTCAGATCGTGGAAGGCCCCAACGGGTTCTATTCCGTGGACAAGAACACGGGCCGCGCGTCTCCGGTCACAATCGGCGGCGCACCTGCTTCTGGCGGCGCTCCTGCGGGTGGCGGGTACATTCCCCCGCCTGCAAACCTGATCCAGACCGTAACAGGCGGCAAGGGCCAAGTCGGCAGCGGCTTCGGCCCGCGCACACCTCCCTCACCTGGCGCGTCGGATTTTCACAACGGCGTTGATGTGCCGCTTCCCGCTGGCACGCCTGTCAACGCTGCGGCGGATGGTAAGGTGATCGCAGCTTGGAACGATACAGCACACGGCGGGGGGCAATCGGTGCGCATTCGCCATGCTGACGGCACGGTGACGGGCTATGCCGATCTTGGCGGGTACAACGTCAAGGTGGGCCAGCGAGTGCGCGCTGGTCAGCCTATTGGGACCGCTGGAAGCTCTGGCAGCACCAGCACGGGCAATCATGTGCATTTCAGTGTGCGTGGGCCGGGTGGGGGTTCTTCTGCACCTAGCGCTCCCGCTATGGGAAGGCAGCTTCAAGGTAAAACTAAGCCACCCGCTGAAGGCTGGCGAACAATGTCACCCGATGAAGTGGCGGCGGCGGGCCTTCCTGCGGGCACAATCTACCAGAAAGGCCCCAAGGGCGAAATTAAGCCTATCAGTGGGCAACAGCCTGCTGGCGGGCCGACTGGCACCAAGCAGCAGCAAGGCTGGGCCAAAATGAAAATTGCGGCGCTAGGCCCAATCGAAGGGCAGCTTAACCGCGTTGAAGCGGCAATGAAGGATATGGAAAAGAACGGATATTCCGGTTATTTTCTTGGCAACATCCCTGGCAGTCTAGACGCGGCTTCGGGTACTTTTGACAAGGCGGTTGCTGGCCTTGCGCCGTTGATCCGGCAGCTCACCCGCGTTCCCGGCGAAGGCTCAACTTCGGATTATGAAAGTAAGTTAGCGCAAGCGGCGTTGTTGAGCCGCACTGACACGCCAGAGGCACGCAAAGAAGCGCTGGCCATGATGCGCGAACTTATCGCCAACATTCGCACGGCCAATCAGGAGTTTCTTGGCTCCCCGCCTACTTCAAGCGGCGGCGGTGTTATCCGCTATGACGCACAGGGGAACCGCATCCCATGAGCCGACGCGCGCAACTTCCTGACGGACAAATCCTTGAGTTTCCGGATAACACGCCGGATGCTGTGATGGATCGTGTCGTGAAGTCGCATATCTCGGGGCAGGCACCGGCACCCGAAGCCCCCAAAGACAACAGCGCGCTTGGCGGGTTCATCGGTGGTGTTATGAAGCCACTCGATAACCTCACATCGGCGGCAATGAACATTCCCGGCTTAAGCGCGCTTGACCAAGTCGGGCAAGCTATGGGCCTTCCATCCGCACAGCAGGCCACGGCGCATAACGATCAACTGCGTCAAAACAACACACGCACCGGCTATCAAACGCTTGGCAACATTGTGGGCACCTTGCCAACGACGATGCTACCGGGTGGGGCGCTTGCGCAGGGGGCCGTTTCTGGCGCGCTTTTGACTGACAAGAAAACACCGACCGGCGTAGCGATTGACTCCACCATCGGCGCGGTCGGTAGCAAACTGGTCGGCGCTGCGGCAAATGGCCTTGCGTGGGCGGCAAAACCTGTCGTTTCCAAAACCGCGCAAGTTCTTCACGATGCGGGAATTGATCTTACTCCCGGTCAACTAGCCCGCAGTGGCAACAGCCTTCTTGCCAAAACTGTGGCGGGCCTTGAGGATCGCGCGGCGGGATTGCCGCTTATTGGCGACGTTGTAAAAGCTGCGAGGGCTCGCGGGACGGAGCAGCTCAACAAAAAACTGGCCAGTGATGCTTTGGCGCTGATCGGGGAGAAACTGCCCACAAAGATTAGCGCCGGGCATGAGCTTGTTGATCTTGTGCAAGACAAATTGTCGGAAAAATATCAACAGGTCGTTCCCAACCTCGTTGGCCGTATTGACCAGCAGTTCGGGCAGGATTTGGCGGCAGCAAAAGCGGTCACCAACACTTTGCCGCGCGCTCGGCAGCAGCAGTTCAAAGCCATTCTGGACGATGTGTTTACCAACCGGATGGACCCCGGCGGGCGCTCTATTTCGGGGCAGGCCCTGAAGGATGCGGAAAGCCGTCTCGGCAAACTTGCAAGGGATTATGGCAAGTCCACTGATACAGACCAGCGCATTCTTGGCGAAGCGATCACCGAAGCGCAGCGGGCCTTGCGGTCCATGGCGGCGCGTAGTGATAAAAGCGGGGTTGTCCTTCAAAATATTAACAAGGGTTATGCCAAGTTTAAACTAATTCAAGCAGCGGCCAATCTGGATAATGTCGTTTATCCCAATTCACTGTTGCGCCAAGCCAACAAGACCGGGTTTAACCAAGAACTTGCGCGTGCGGCATTTGATATGCTGCCGAACAAGATTCCTGACAGCGGCACGGCAGGCCGGGTAATGGCAGGCCAAATGCTTCTTGGTGGCGGCGGCGGTGCTGCGCTGGGAGCGTTTTCGACCCCAGCAGCGGCTGTTCCTTTGGCGGCGTCTGCCCTCTACACCAAGCCGGGCATGACTGCGCTCAACAAGTTCGTGTTTCGCAATACGGGCGCAGGATCAGCGGCGGCGGCGAAAGCGATTAAGCAAGCGGCCAAACTTGCGCCCATAGTTATACCCCCACTCCTCCGAGCGCGCTGACAATGTGCGCCGAAACCATCTCCAACCGATCGCGATCAATGTGTTCGCGCCAGCTACAAGCATGATCGTCTGACCATCTGCCATTTGAAACCCCATCGTTGCGATAACGAAGGACCATACCATGACCTTGCCCCTCCTGCCAAACCCACGGCAGCAATTCTTCGGCTCTGACGGCAATCCCCTGGCCGGGGGCAAGGTCTACACGTATGCTGCGGGCACCAGCACACCCAAGGCCACGTACACCGACGCGGCGGGCGTGGTTCCAAACACAAACCCGATCATCCTCAATGCGCGCGGCGAGGCGACGGTTTTTTGGAGCGGGTCTTACAAAGTCACAATCACGACCAGCGCCGATGTCACGATTTACACGCAGGACAATGTTACCGGGCCTGACGTTGGATTGCGCTCTGATCTTGCGGCCAGCACCGGCGCCGCTGCCATCGGTATTGCGGGCGGCGGCACGGTTCAGGACCTTGCCAGCATCTACGCCAACGCGGTTTTTTCGGCGTCCTATGCAAGTGTAGAGGCTGCTCATGCTGCGGCGGTAAGCGCGGGCAAAACGTACGTGGTTGTCAACTCGGCATGGGCGTTGACCGGCAATTTCACCGCCACGCGCCAAATGGTGTTTGCGCTGGGGTTCACAGTCTCGTGCGGTTCTTACACGCTGAACTTGTCAAACGGGTTCATTGCGACCGATTACCAGCAAGTTTTTACCGCCTCCGAAGTATCCAAGATCACCCTTCCCCTGTGGCAGCGCCTCACCCCGCAGCACTTTGGCGCGAAAGCCGATTACGTTTCGTCGGGTTCGCCGGGGACGGATGACGGCGCGGCGCTCCAAGCATGGGCCAGCGAGGTCTGCACCCGTGTCATGCCTGCGGGCAACTACGGCACAACACAGACAATCAATTGGAACGGTAGCGTCAGTGTGAACGCCAATGCCGGGATGCAATGCGACCCGCAGGCAAAGATTATCCAGCGCACCGACAACATCCCGATCATGACCTGCTACGGTTCGCGCGGGGTTTGGCAGTTCCCGATCCTTGAATACATGGCACGGCAGAGCACGACAAATTACAGCGCTGTCGGGCTTCTCATTTCACCCTATCCCGGTCAAGTGGGATGGTATTACAATACCATTGGCCGGATTATGGTGCAGAACGGCGCAAACGTTGGCGTGTTCAATCATCCCTCGTTCGCTTCAACCACGACCAACGCCTATGCGGAAGGCGCAACAAGTATCGTCGTCGCCAATGCGCAGACGGATGCAATCGGGGCTTATCCTTGGGTTCCGGGCATGTTTGTGCAGATCGCGCTTGATGCGGGCCTGCACATCACGCGGCTTTCGTCGGTTTCGGGAGCAACGCTCGGGCTTGCAACGCCTATCCCGGCAAGCCGCAGCGTGGCGGTCGGCGCGGCGGTTTCGGTATCCGGTTCTACCCCGCCGTCTACGTTCCCCTCCGCCATGTTTTCCAATACCATTGCTCTCATCTTTGTGAACGAGCCTTCGCGGTACGGGTATGTGGACCGGGGCACCGGGACTGGTGATGCCATCGGAAACCTCAAAGTGCGCACGCCGGGCACAGCAAACGATGTCACTACGCCGCCTTACACAATCGAGAGCGCAATTTACATTACTGGCAAATCAGCGGGCTCGATCGCGCAGGTGAACATGGAATTTCTGGGCCTGAACTCGGATGCCCTCTATATTGCGGGCCGTCACATGAAGCTGGGCGAGGTTCATATTGAGGGGTGCAGGTCGTACGCCAACAACACCGGGCTAATCTCCGGTACGATTTCAGATATGGATTTTGACCTTGTGCAAGTTGAGTACTGGACCGTTTTGACAACGGACATCTCCAATGCGGCAACGATTTTTTATCCCCGGTCAGTGCCTGGGACTACGCTAGGCTCCAATCGCGGGGAATGGCGCGTCAAGCAGCTCAACACACGCAAGAACATCTTTGAACGTACCCCGCCTAATGGCCGAGCCTATGTGGCGGGTTTCTTTTCAAACAACGTGACGCAGATCAAGATTGACAGTTGGATTTATAACCGTGACGGCGGTTTGTATCCGAGTGGGCAGTTTGTGACGCCTACAACCTCAGCCGGGCAGGTGTCTATTGGAAGCCTTTTGCCGCCTGATTGCGTTGGTTATCTGCTTGATGCCGACGCCAATTCAAGCAGCTATCAGCGCATTTTCACCGCCTCAAAAGGGCAGTACAAAATCCGGGAGATTTTAGCTTTCCACCCGTCTGTCTCGATGACCACGGCGACGGCGGGCGTTTATGCCGACACGGGCGGCGCAACGTTGATCTCCAATGTCAACAATCAGGCGCTTGCGACCCTGACCGATACGGGCAAGGTTCTGTCGATCCCCTTGGCCGCTAGCGAGGCTACGGTTTTGCGAAGCGCGCCTACGGGGGCAACAGATGGCATGTTCTGGAAGGGCAACGCCACGCAGGCAAAACCGGCTGCGGTTGTTACGGGGGCTTCGGGGTCGAGTTACCTTACAGGGCGACAGGCTGGTGATAACAACACCAATCTTGGGGTGATCAACTTCACCGCTGCGCATGGGTTCCTTGTCGGTGACATTGTACTGGTTACCGGATCGGTAAACGCGGCATTTAACGACAAGACATTCAAGATTGTTGATGTGCCCAGCACGACGCAGTTTGTGGTTTATTGTGATAGTGTAACTGCGGTCGGCTCGGCTAGTGCGCCGATTGCTGATGTCGCCGCGACTGTTCAGAAAACGCCGAGCTTGCATGTGGTGGTGCTTGGTGCCGATGTTGCCAACTTTAATGCGTTCTGAGGCAAGCAATGAACCCGCCAAACCACACCGACCTGAGCCGCGACATGGGGCGCGTAGAGGGCAAGCAGGACGCCATGGGGGCTCGCTTGGACAAAATCGAGGACCTGCTTGAGCGAATCGATAGCCGGTTGGCGAGGCTCGAAGCGTCCGAGAACAAGCGCAAAGGCGCCGTCGGTGCGCTGATGCTGTTCGCGGGGTTCGTCGGCGGGTTGGTGGCGAAGTTCGGCGCGCTCATTTTCGGGGGGCACTGATGAGCTTTTCAGACGCACTTGCCGTCCTGCTCAAAGAGGAAGGCGGCTTCGTGAATGACCCGCACGATCCGGGGGGCATGACCAATCTTGGCGTCACGGCAAAGACCTGGGCGGAATACACTGGCAGGCCCGCAACCGAGGCTGTCATGCGCGGGCTGACGCAGGTTGCCGTCGCACCGCTCTACAAGTCCCGATATTGGGACAAGGTAGCTGGCGACCAACTGGGCGATGCGCTCGGGCTCATGGTGTTCGACTTTGCGGTAAATGCGGGACCGGGGCGGGCAGCCAAGATGCTGCAAAAGATCGTGTTGGCCATACCTGACGGGCAGATCGGGCGCGGCACTTTGCAGGCGGTGCAAGCCTATTCCATGCGCAAGGGCATAGATGCGCTAATCGAAGCTTATGCCGACGCACGCCGGGATTACTACCGGGCGCTGCCAACCTTCTGGCGCTTCGGCAAGGGATGGCTCGCACGCGTTAAACGGGTCGAGGACGCTGCCTTGGCGTTGTTGAAATGACCCGCGCACAGTTCATCCGAGCCGTGCGGGAATGCGCCGTCTACTTCGCCATCATCACCGTGTTCGTTCTCATGATCATAGGAGGCTGAAATGAAGCTGATCGACAACATTCAGGACGCATGGCGCTTTGCCTCGATCCGCCTTGCCGTTTTGGCCGGCATCATCGCAGGGTGGGCCGCATACGATCCTGCGGGCTTTACCGCGCTGGTGGATACGCTGCCAGCATGGGCGCGGCCTCTGGTCGGGCTGGCCGTGTTCGCCGCCGCAAGCGGCGCGCGCGTGATAAAGATCGGCACAGCCAAGGAAACGCCGGAATGATCCCCGCCCTTCTCACCCGGTGGAAGTGGGGCCTGTCCTTAGCCACCGCTCTGGCGTTCGTGGGGCTCGCTCTGGCCGCCAACCACTACCGACACGTCTACCATGCTGAGAAGGCGCTCAGGAGGGCGGACAGGGCAGCCTACGCCGCTGCGCAGTCTGAGGCCACCGTCACCGCCAAGCGCGCACTCGACGCCGCAGAGGCCCGCTACAGGAGCAAAGCCAATGAAGCCGACAAGTCCTATCTGGCGCAGCTTGCAGACGCTCGTTCCGCTGCTGATCGCTACATCGCTGCTCACCGGGTGCGCGGGCAAGCCTTTGCGCGTGATGCCAGCGCAGCCGTTGCCGCCCCCGACGGTGGCCGTGCCGGAAGTCCTGACGGCCCCGGTGCAGCGGCCGACATGGTTGCGGTGATCCCGGCGGATATTCAGGTCTGCACGGAAAACACGCTTCGCCTTGAAGCGGCGCGCGCATGGGCGCTGGGCCTTATCCCGCCAACCGCCAGATAGCGCCGAACGTGGGATAACCAAACCAACGGCCAAGAGGTGACGATGTGCAGTTCGACCCCGGCCTATTGGAATACGCCACGCCTCGCCAGCGGGAATACATCCGCGCGATGGAGCAGTATGACACATGGAGCGACGGCGAGCGCGCCGAAGGTTGGGCTCATGATGTCGCCCGCCGGTCCATTGAACGCCTGAAAGCCTATGCCGCAAGCAAAGGTTATGCGCCCGGTCATTTCGTCAACGGCACCGCGCCCGGCAACCGCATGGGCAAGGTCACAATCCAGCGGGCCGCAGACGGCTCCATAGAGCGCACATGGGAGAGGCAGCACCCGGAGGCAGAGGCGCTGCTCGTGGCGCTCAGGGCCGCTGTGGACGCCATGCGGGAGGAAGTGATCCCGGAACCGCCTGTACCTTTTATGGCGCGAGTGCGGGCTGATTTGCTCAACTGCTACGTCATTACCGATTATCACCTCGGGGCTATGGCTTGGGGCGAGGAAACCGGCGCCGACTGGGATCTGAAAATAGCCGAACGCTTGCTGGTCAACTGGTTCTCGGCCGCCATTGATCTTGCACCCAATGCCCATACGGCAGTGTTTGCCCAGCTCGGGGATTTTCTGCACTGGGATGGTCTGGAAGCCGTCACCCCGACCAGCAAGCACGTCCTTGATGCGGACAGCCGATTCCAGAAAATGATCCGCGTGGCCATTGCCGTGATCCGCCGCATTGTCGGGATGCTGCTCGCCAAGCATGAGCGCGTGATCCTGCTCATGGCGGAGGGCAATCACGATCTCGCTTCAAGCGCATGGATGCGTGAACTGTTCGCGGCTCTCTACGCCGATGAACCGCGCGTGGAAGTCATCACCCGGCCCGATCCGTACTACTGCGTCGAATGGGGCGACACGTCCCTGTTTTTCCACCACGGCCACAAGAAGAAGCTCACCGCGCTCGAAACCGTGTTCATCGCCAAGTTCCGCGAGGTGTTTGGGCGCACCCGGCACAGCTATGCGCACACCGGACACCTGCATCATGATCGGGTGGAGGAAACGAACACCATGCGCCTGGAGCAGCACCGGACGCTGGCCGCGCCTGATAGCCATGCGAGCCGGGGCGGTTGGCTCTCAGGGCGTGATGCGAAGGTGGTGACGTACCATCGACGGTTCGGGCGCGTGGTCGAACAAGTCGTGCCGGCCGAAATGGTGGAGGCGGCATGAGCGATCGTAACCCAGACGATACGCTTTCCGGCGAAAACGGAACATATGCGTTTCCGGGCATACCCGAGCACGCCGAAGCCTTCGCCAAAGTGCTGGACGCCGCCGCGCGCCGGATACGCGAGGGGCAATCTGTCCGCGATGTGGTGGCGGGCATGTGCCTGATCAATGTGGTGACGGCGGCTAGTGGGCGGATCTAGACCGCGCCCCCATCCCCTGCATTGTCCATAGCCTTCGCGCGGGTGTGTGCCTCCAGGATGGCGGCTTCTGCGTTGATGCTATTCAGAGCCGCGTTGACATCCCATAGCACTTGCTTGTGCGGCGTCTGCACCGCTGCCAGCGCGTCCTTTGCCGCCTCCCGCATGATCTCCATGCCTTCAAGCCGTGCGCGGGCTTCGGCGGCTTCACGGTGGCGGGCGCATACCTGCACGGGTATGTAGTGGTCGCAATTGCCCGCAAGCACGTTACCCCGCGTCGGGCGGTTCCAACGGTCTGCCATGATTTCGACTGCCGCCTTGCGGTCCGCATCGGTCACATTAATCACGTTCGCGTCTCCGTGTTCTATTGACGTTCGCACAGCGCCAACATGAGGGACCACAAGCTCTCGGGATAATCCGACTTGTCCACACCGTTGGCTAGCAGGTCTAGCAGCCCCTTTTCGTATGCGGCCACCTGCTCGCGGAGGCTGCGGATTTCGGCGGCTAGCTCGCCGTAGGACACAGATTTACCGGCTTCGGTAGCGTCAAAAATGCCGTGTTCTTGGCAATAGTCTGCCCGATCCACTAGATCATCCACGCTGGTTCTCCTCTAGGGCTGCGCGGGCGATACCCTGCGCGATAGTCCAGCCTGATAGCGGCGCTTCCGCACACTGCCGCAACGCCTCCCGTAGCATCGCGTTCTCGGCCTCGGCTGCTGTGGCGCGGGCCATCCAGTCAGCGTGGAGGCACCCACACGACGCAATCTGATAAGCAATGTGCGCCAACGAACATCCCGCTTCATGGCACATGCTGTGGTCCTCGCTCACACCGTCCTCGCTTTCTCTATGGCCGCAAGCCAAACATAGACTGGCCCTATCTGCATCAGCACACCGGCCCGCAGCAGTTCAACGCCGAAGCCAAATCCCGACCAGCGCCAAGTCACGCCAAGCGCAATACGGCCAACGCGCTTTCCCCAGCGAACAGGTTCGCCGCGCGGCACGATATAGGCAATGCCGTCGATGACATGCGCAGCGCGCCCAACAAGCGCAGCCTCCTCCAGCTTCTCACGCACGCTCATGTCGTCGGCTCCTTGGGTTGTGGGGGGAGTGGTTGCCAAGCTGTTGGCCTGAACTGCAACCGGGTCTCATGGAATGCTTCATACCAGCACGAGTCAAACGCCCCGCTTTCGTACCAGCCTTGAATTACGAACGGTTCGCAATCTTGGGGATGGCACCAAAGCAGAACCTGCGTTCCGTCTCGCGGTGCAAGGTGCAATGGCTCCCAAGCCATCGTCACAGCCTCTCGCTCGGCAGCGATGCGGCGGGCGAGGGCGAGGAGAACAAGCGCCGATGTCGTTCCGGGGTTGGCCTGCACAAATGCTGTCCAGTCGTCCTTAAGCCCCGCCTCTTCACACGCAGCCCGGATGTCTGCTTCGGTTGGTTGGGTCATGGCCAAATCCTTTCAAGAACGGGAATGACAACAAGCCAGAGCAGGGCGGTTCCGATACCAGCGCCAATCAGTACCCCGGCGATAATGGCTAGTGCGTGGCCCATCACTTCACCCCCAGCGCAGCGAGGGCGGCTTCTGCCTGCCTGTCGGGGTGCGGACCTGCGTTCACAATCGCCCGCGCCACCTTCTCCACCGCCTCCGGCCCGATCACTGCGATCTGGTTGGCGCGGTAGAGGTTGATCAGCGCCCGGCCCAAAAAGGCCTCGCATTGCATCCGGTAGACGTAATTTTCGGCTTCTCGCACATCCCGATCCAGCGCGGCGAGTTGGTCCTTATCCATTGGTGCGGTCCTTTGCTTTGCGGATGACTTCCACCCCGGCTCGCCACACATCGCCAGCGACCAGCGTTTCGCCAGCGACCAGCGCGGTTTCCTTTGGCGGCATTTTATGAGCAATCAGCGCGATTGCGTTCTCCAGCGCCTCGCACAGTTCCCGCTCTAGCGGTGTCAGGTCAGTCGGCATTGGTGCGGTCCTTTGCTTTGGCGAGAGTCTCAAAATAAAACTGCACCGGCTGTTCGTTGACTGAGATGATCCCGAAGCGCTCACCGACCTTGAATGTGGACGTATCGCGGCGGCAAATCGCGGCTGAGCGTTGGATAATGTCCCGCCAGCCTTCAAGGCTGTAACCGCCCTTGTGCAGATTGCAGGACGCGCAGGCGGGCATCATGTTGCTGACCACGTTCCGCTCCGGCTTGACGTAGTAGCATTCCGAGGCCGGAAGCGGTTTCCCCATGTGGTCGCGAATGATGCGAACGACAGGCTGCAAATGATCGGCGTGCATTGCCTTGCCTAGATCACCACCGCAGTACGCGCATTTGCCATCGTACTTCTGCTGAAGCGTCTCGCGCTGCCGCTTTGAGCCTGTCCATTGCTCGTCGATAAGCTCCAGCGGTGTCTCAGTCATGGTGCCTGGTCCTCCTAGATGGTCGTACACAAGGCTTTCGGCCTCAAGCGGCGTCAGGTCAGTCGGCATTGCGGTTCCTTTCGGTCGGTGTTGCCTTGCGGCGGTTCCAAATGGCGCAACCTGCGTGCTGCGTCCGCCATCCGCCATTGTGGCGCTCAAAGTGCCCTGCGCCCGCCTCCACGGTATTGCCGCAGCGGTAGCAGGTGCCGGGATACTTGTTACGCATCACTCTGCTCCTTGAGATAGGCGGCGAGGGATTGGCCGATCGGTTGCCACTCGTCCTTCCTTTCGACGGGGTGATCGCCCCAGCGCCCGCACTTGACGCCGCGCCAGTTGAGACGCCCATGTTCGTCGCGCTCGATACGCCCGCCGCCATGCGTCCATCGGCACCACGCTTTCGCCGCGATCTCGGCAATCTGGGGGTTAGTCATGGCGCTCATCTCCGATGGCAACGGGGAAAGAGGGGCGCTGGCCTAAGCTCTCCGAAACATAGTCGCGGGTGGCGCGCTGGTAGTATCGGCAACCGCCTTCGGTACGTGACGGCGTTACGAGCGCTTCATTGGCAGGCTGATCACCCATTTCGGCGTAGCGCTTGCTGAGGCCGAAATGCTTGGCGCAATGCCCATGCTTCGGGCAGCGCCAGTCCTGACACATCCACGTCCGATATTGACCGCTGGCAATGATCGCATCGCTTTCGGCCTGATCTATCGTGCAGCACGGATATTCGATGGGGAACATCTAACTCACTCCTCAAAACCGCACGTCCAGAGCGTGCCAGTCACAGTCGTCCCCCAGATGCACATGAGCGAGGGTGACGCGGCGGATGCGGTCAAGCGCTCGCAACTGCCGTTCAAGCTTCTGCGCCCGCGTCTCAGGGACAACGGCTTCGGACGCATCGCGCGCAACGCCCGCCGCCCACGCCTCAAGCTCGGCGCGGGTGGTGAAGCGGGGGTCGGGGGTTGCAGCGCCGCCATCGGGCGCTAGATCAGTGTCAGCCATTGCGCGGTTCCTTCGCGTGGTGGTGAGGGCCGGTGTCAGCGTTGGCGCGCTGCATCGGCCCGTTTGGGTTAGCCAAACTGCCGCAGGATGCCCGGAATCGCGTTGCCCGTCTGTGGCCGGTGCGCCAAACTAAGCCGCTGCGGGAATTGGCAACATACACCCCTGCAGGGCGCGCCACTATCTTTTTTTCATGTTTCATTTTCAATGCCTTGCGGAAAGTTAGCCAAGGCGAAAGCCGACCGGGTGAGCCAAAAGCCACGCGTTTTCATCATACGGCAAACAGCTTCGCGCTCGAACCATTCGCCAACCATGCGGGCGCCAGACAGCCGCCTATGGATATCGCGCTCAGTGTTTCGCGTTCCGGCGCGCAAACCGATTATGGTCAATCGGAGCGGGTTGCCGGTTTGAAGTGCATAGAGCCTCGCCAGCGGATCAGTCGCAAAGCCAATCTTAATCGGCGCAGTTTCATCTACCGCCTCACCGATTGCATACACGAATGAATGCAGGCGGGGAGTGCGCAGCGCGGACACTTGCGCAATCATGGCCTGTAAAAGCGCAATCTCATTTGATGGCTTTTCGACCTTCGCTTCTAGGCGCAAAAGTTCCTGATACTGTTGCTCAAAATGAGGCGTCCCCGGCATGTGCCTAATCTGGATTGTGCCTACACCCGCTCGACGGAACCGATACCGCTCACGCCCATGCCGATCAACGTAAGCTGAAACGTACGGCGGCAAATCTTGCCTGACAGCCTTTGGCCTACCCACGGGCTTTCTCCATACGCTTGCGGCATCTGTCGTAAATGCGCCGATATTCTTTGGTCAGGCTAGCGCGCTGCCGATCCAGTTCCGCCAATCGTTCCGCCTCTTGAGGCTCAAGAAAATCTTTCCATTGCATTCCGCTCCTATACAGTGGAATTCCGCTCTTGTGAAGTGGAATTTTCGGGGTTGTGCGCCAAGCTCATCACCTTCATCGCGCGCTTGGCGATGGTCACTTGCTCGGCTTCGCGGGTGTACCGGGCAACCTCGCTGTCGGTCACATGGCCGGTGATGGCCTTGATCTCCTGATTGGTAAGCCCTGCCTCTGCCATGCGCCGCGATGCTGCTTTCCGCAGGCCGTGCATGGAATAGCCAACGAGTCCCGCTGCCCTGCACTGCTTGGTGAACCACATGCCGAACGACTTGGTGCTGAACGGCGCGCCCTTCGCGCTGGTCACGAATGCCAGGTGTCCGGTCTTGGTCGCCAAGATGCTTTCGATCAGGCGCGGGTGCATGGGGATCACCAGTTCCTTGTCGGTCTTCAGCTGGCGGACGCGAATCGAACCGGCTGTTACGTGCTGTGGCCCCATCACGCGCACGTCGCTGCGGCGCTGGGCTGTGTAGAGCGCAAGGTCGAACGCAAGCCTCTGGACGGTCCCTACAGGCCAGTGCGCCTCAAACTGCGCAATCTGCTCCTCTTGCCATGTGGCGAAGCCCTTGGACCGGATACGCAGCCCTGCAACGCTCTTGGCCGGGTTGTCGGTGCGCCAGCCTAGTTCGATCGCGAGGCGGAACAACTGCCCCAGCCTCTTGCGAAGATTGTTCGCGGCGCTCGGGGTGCCGGCCATTTGGTTGACCAGATTCGCCACATGGCGCGCGGTCATGGTGCTGGCCGATCTGCTGCCATACTTGGCGCGGAACCGTTCAAGTTCGCCGCGATAGGTGTAGCGGGTCGTTTCCTTGATGTCGGCCCACGCCTTTGATCGGTAGAAACGGGCGATCAGGTCATCAAACGTGCCCGGCGCTGGCCTGTCTGCGGCGATTTGCTTGCGCCCGCTTTCCAGCCATCGGTGATAGATCTCGGTGAACTCGGTCGTCCCCGGCGCGGCATGAACCTGTAGCGTCGGCCATCCGGTGCGGCGCAAGCGAATACGCTGCTTGCCGTGGCGGTCGCGGTAGGCGCTCGCATATTGGGGAAGCGATGTGTTCACCGTTCGAGGTCTGCCCATTCGTCCGATTCCGTGGCCGTGGTTGGCTGGCCCGGGATAATGACGATCTTGCCGTTGTGGTCTATCTCTATCCGCTGGATCGGGATGCCAGCGCGGAGGACGCCAGACGCGGCTCGCTTGATGTCGGCCTCGCGGAATCGTGCTGGGGCCGTCATGCCACAGCCTCGGGGAGCAGGGTGCTCATGCTGCTTGCGCCTCCTGCGCGGTCATATCCATACCGGGGCGACTGTCCTTGCGGTCGCCGCCCCGGCCCCTTGGTGGAAAATCAGTCAGCGACCTGCCGCGCTTGCTCGGCAAACGGGTCGTATTCGCGCGCAATGCGAAACTCGATCACGCCAGCGTCCAGCGTGTGCGAGCCGTGCGGGTCCGCCGCGTCCTGAATGAGCATCGTTGGCTCTTTCAGAAGCGCGTAGAGGATGCGCATTCCCTCGGGCGGGTTCGGCTTTTCCATGACCGCCACCGCCCGGTCGAGAACATGATGATGCCCGCTTTCCGAGTGGCTGATGATGGGGCGACCGAGCTTGTCGGTGTCGGTGAACGGCACCAGACCTTCCGGCATCTCGCTGACACGAAACAGGGTAATCTCGCCCTGTGCTCCGATGACTTCACGCTTCATATTCATGCTCCTTAAGTGCGCACGGTGGGGTAACTGAACTCATGCGGCTCAAGCCCAACGCGCCACGCCTGAGCCGCAAGAACGGTGGTGATGTTGCTGGGAACGCCTTCGCAAATGTCGCCGTTGCGTGGACACCAGGCTTTGAGAAAGCGACCGGGGCGAGGCAAGCCATCAAGCCGGACCTCAAGCAATTCGCCGTGCATCGGGTCAGGATCGGCATCAATGACCTTGGCGTCCATCATAGGCAGCATCTTGGGCCAACCAATGATCGCGCAGCCCGCCGCTTTCTGCTCAACATTTTGCGTTCGCAAAACTTCGGTGGGGGTCAGGCTTTCGCGCTGATCAATCCAATGTGCCGGAACAACCGTTCCGTGCCATGCATGGATAGCCCATCCATCGCGGTAGAGGATCGCCGGGCCGGTTTCGCAATGCAGACGGCCTTGCTCATCCCGGTGCAGCGCCTCCGGCCTGTCGCTGATCGCAGCGACCGCCGACGAGTACCAGACCAGTCCGCAGCTCTCGGCAACCTCGCGGTCGAGATCGTAATTCTGGACTGCCTTTGTAGTACCGTCGAGAAAGCCGTTTTCGATAAAGAAAGTGACGTAGGCATGCCACCCTGCCCACAAGTTTGCAGCGCGGTAATCGTAGACCGACAGGCCATATTTTTTCGAAATTTTTTGTAGACTGACTTGGCTCTCGACTTGGCTCTCGACTTGGCTCCTGACTTGGCTCTCGACTTGGCGCCAGACTTGGCGCTCGACTTGGCTCTCGACTTG